GTTAATCCTGTCAGCGTTCCGACACTGGTGATGTTGGTCTGGGCTGCTGTGGACAGAGTGCCGACAAATGTCGAACCCGCTGTGATCGTGCCACTGACATCAAGGTCACCACTACCGCTTATGTCCCCAGTTATAGTGCAAGTACCATCGGTGAGCCTCATGGCCTCATTGTCACTGCAGTACCAACCAATAACGGTAGGGGAGATCAGCGTTGTATAGGTATTAGTTCCACCATCATGGTAAATCTTACCAGCACTTGGAACATATATATCGTCAGCTATCAACGAAATATTTTCCGTACCACCAGAATAGAATCGGATTACGTCAGAGGAAGATTCGTAGATGTAGGTATCAGATCCGCCATCTAGATAAAGTTTATTTTGGGCTTGAATGGCTACATAATCAGATGCACCGCCGCCACCTTCTGCTACTTCCAGAATGGTTTGACCCCCCACCACAAGATCAACTTTGTCTGTGGATATTTCGTGGAGGTAGGTGTCGCCACTAGCCGCATAACCGTCTAGGAAAAGCTTATTAGTAGCGTTTATACCAACATCACCACCTGTGGTAATGTGCATCCGTTCAGTTGCACCATTTGTTCTAAAAGTTAAATGCCCAGCAGAAGTGAGGTTCCCACCCGAACCACCAGCAGATATGTCAATAGAGGAACCGCCCGTTTCGGTAACTTTAATTCGTGCGCCACTCGCAGCGTGAACATCTAATGGATGAGCAGGACTTGTTGATCCGATGCCGACTTTGCCTGAAGATGAGACGAACATTGCATCAACACTTCCAGAACCTTCTACATGTAATAAACTTTGAGCAGCAGATGATGCAGAAATGTGCAATTTAGCGGCTGGAGCGATTGTGCCAATGCCAACGCCGGAGGTGTTGATACGCACCGCCTCTGCATCAGCAATAACAAATCCTACTCTTGCATTTCCTCCATCATCTTTACCTTCAATTCTATAAGAATTATCTCCCCAACCATAAGATTCTCCATCTATCAGCCTGACTCCAGCAGCTGTCAGGTTTAGAGCGGAACCAGTTACTTGGGCAAACTGAACATTATCAGAAGTTCCAACACCAATACTTGTTCGGAGGGTAGCGCCACTTTCTGCAACGGGATCTGTTGATCCGTCACCAACAATCATCTCCCCATCAGAGAGAACCGCCATGGCGGTAATAGCATCAGTACCACTACCAAGTAGAACACCACCGTCAGTTAAGGAAGACGCTCCCGTACCACCATCAGCAACTGGAACATCGGTTCCACCTGCGTGGAATATTCGATTACCCTCAACTGTAAGGACACCTGCTGAAGAGCGTGCTAATGTTGTGTCAGAGGCGGCTCCAATATTAACTGCTGTGAATTGTGGAGAATCGCCTGTACCTACTCCAACTGAAGTTCTAAGCGTAGCACCGGATTCAGCAACCGGATCGCCAGAACCATCTCCAACTATCACTTCTCCATCAGAGAGTACAGACATAGCAGTAACAGCGCCAGTTCCACTACCTAATAGAACTCCACCATCGGTAAGAGATGAAGCACCTGTACCCCCGTCTGCAACGGGAACATCTGTACCTCCAGCACGATAGACTGCGTTGCCCTCAATGGTAATATCACCGGAGGATGCCCGGACTATAGTAGTATCAGAGGCGTGGCCAAGTTCAATACCTGTGAATTGTGGGGAATCTCCTGTACCAACTCCAATTGAAGTTCTAAGAGTTGCACCCGACTCAGCCACTGGATCGCCAGAACCATCTCCGACTATCACTTCTCCGTCAGAGAGTACGGCCATAGCAGTGATAGCACTGGTACCACTACCAAGTAGAACTCCGCCGTCGGTTAGAGTGGAAGCTCCCGTACCACCATCGGCAACCGGAACGTCTGTTCCACCTGCTCTATATATGATATTACCTTCAATATTTATGTCACCAGAACTTGCGCGTGCTAACGTTGTGTCAGAAGCGTGACCAAGTTCGATATTAGTAGCGTGAAGATCACCACTAGCACTTATGTCACCTACTACGGCTAGGGCTTCTGCTGGACTCGTCGTGCCGATACCAATGCGAGCCGTGGACGTATCAATCGTCATTCTAGCAGAGCCACCTGTTGTGAAGGTCATATCATCCGAACCACCGTCAATTAAAATACTTGCTCTGTCATTGTCATCGTGTTCGCCAAATATTATTCCTGCATTTTGACCATCGGGATTAAGGAAACTCAAATAATTATGTGTTCCAGCTGGACTTTCAATACCTACCTTGGTATAAGTGGGAAAATCTACAGTTCCAGCAGTACCAGAGTAAACGTGTAATGGTACTTCTGGCGAACCCGTGCCAATACCAAGATTGGTTCCATCAAATACTAAATTGGCTTCAGAATTTACAGTACTTGAATCAACAGAAGTTAATATTCTATTATTGGTACTGTTTGTGTAAGTAGAAATCGCGGCTGAAGTTAGACCAGTTAATTGAGAACCGTCTCCTATAAACGCACTACCTGTAATACTGCCATCTGAATCAATGTTACCACTAGCACTTATTGTACCCGCAGTAATTAAGGTACTACCATCAAATGTTAAATTAGCTTCAGCGTTTACAGTACTTGAATCAACAGAAGTTATTACTCTATTATTCGTATTATTTGTATAAGAAGTAATTGCTGCAGCGATGGCACCAAGATTAAGCGAACTACCATCTCCCGTATAACTTCCTGTAAACATACTGGCTGTAATTTGACCATCTACCTCTATGTTACCACTAGCGCTTACATCACCTAGTACAGTTAGAGCCTTTGCGGGAGTTTCGATACCAATACCGACTCTTGGTTTTGTAGCACTTCCACTTACATATAAAGCATTAACTGAACTACTTGTGGAAGTCTTTGCGGCTACATGGAGACTAGAGCCATTTACCGAACCCGTGATTTGGGCGTTGTTTAATGATATTAACCCCTTGCGGGCTATAAATTCGTTTGCCATATATTTCCTTTTTCTCTATCCAAAGGATAATTGTTTTATTTTATATTTTTATAATGATCGTGCTGTTACTTTAACCGTCCACGATCCGGTCGAAGAAGTGAATTTTAATCTAGCATTTGCAGCCGAACCATCCATCGAAAAGGTAGCATCTGATGTATCACCAATGTCTGGAGTTGAAAAGTCCGTAAACTCTATCGTACCCGCAAGAGGTTTCCAAGTTGATATAATAGTACCAGCTCTTATACCTAACCCGCCGCCTTCGACAACAGAATAATCCCACTGTGCACTTGAGTATGACGCGGTTGCAACTGTTGCAATGACCGATGTAGTTGAAGAACCACCTGTAGCAACCACCACCGATGATCCAGAGATATTAGTACCAGCAACGGTAGCACCATCACTAAGCGTTACTGCATCAGTAGTAGTAGCACCAGCATCTGTAATTTGTGCTAGTGTAATATTTCTAGTGCCACCAAGGGTTACGGTTGCGCCATTAATAGTAATATTAGTGGAAGTAACAGCACCGGAAGATACAGTAAAGTTGGTTGAATTAAACGAAGCTACACCCTTATTTGAATCGGTTGCTTCCTCAGCAGAAATCGTAATTGCTTGATTACTAGCAACAGTGTCAATACCTTCTCCACTATCAATTGTAAGAGTTTGGGTCTTAAGAGCAACAGTTCCACCACCACTATCACCAGCAGTAGTTAATGTACTTACAACACCAGATAATCCAGAACCATCGCCAGAAAATGAAGCTGTAACCTCACTTCCAGTAATCGGATAATTGAAAAGAAGATTTTGATTCCCATGTACCCAAGTCATTGATGGGTTGGTTTGTCCACCCATTTCAATTTCAAGACCTGCACCATTTGCGGCTGAACTATTTGCGGAACCAGAAGCAACAGTAATTATTGTATCTTCAACCTTAAGTTCTGATACTTGAAGTTCCGTTCTAGAACCTTCAACAACTAAATCACCCGAAATGGTAAGGTCACCTGAAAATGATCCAGTAGTAAATGTGACATTATCCCCTGTACCCAACCCAAGACTTGTTCTGGCCGTGTTTCCACTTTCTGCTACTGGGTCAGTTGTGCCATCACCAACAATAATTTCACCATCAGCAAGTACGGCCAGTGCGGTTATAGCACCCGTACCACTACCAAGTAGAACACCACCGTCAGTTAAGGAGGAGGCGCCGGTACCACCATCTGCTACTGCAACATCAGTTCCACCTTGTACATATAATTCATTAGATTCTACTTGTAGAACACCAGCAGATTTTCGAGATAATGTAGTATCACTTGCCGCACCGATATTAACTGCTGTGAGCTGTGGTGAGTCGCCAGTACCAACTCCAATTGAGGTACGGAGTGTTGCTCCACTTTCTGCTACGGGATCTGTTGAGCCATCACCAACAATCATTTCTCCATCAGCAAGAACCGCCATAGCTGTAATAGCATCTGTTCCACTGCCGAGCAGGACACCACCATCGGTTAGAGTTGAAGCGCCCGTACCACCATCTGCAACTGGTACATCAGTACCACCAGCACGGTAGACGATATTACCTTCAATTGCTAGATCACCGCCACTATCACGGGTTACAGTTGTGTCGGATGCGTGTCCAAGTTCAATACCTGTAAACTGGGGCGAGTCTCCTGTTCCAACACCAATACTTGTTCGGAGAGTAGCGCCAGATTCAGCAACAGGATCACCAGAACCATCACCAACGATGATTTCACCATCGCCTAGTACGGCCATGGCAGTAATAGCACCAGTTCCACTACCTAATAGAACTCCACCGTCTGTAAATGTCGAAACACCAGTACCACCATCAGCAACAACGAGATCAGTTATTCCGGTAATGGTTCCAGCTGTTATGGTTGCTGATCCAAATTCACCAAGCGAAGAACTGACAGCAGAACCAGTTACTTGGGCAAACTGAACATTATCACCTGTACCCACACCAATTGAAGTTCTTAGTGTTGCTCCACTCTCTGCTACTGGATCTGTTGTGCCGTCCCCGACAATCATCTCGCTGTCGCCAAGTACAGCCATTGCTGTAATGGCGCCGGTTCCGCTACCTAAGAGAACACCACCATCCGTAAGAGATGAAGCTCCTGTTCCTCCATCGGCAACAGTAATATCCGTAATACCTGAAATAGTTCCACCGATAATTGTTGCTGATGTAAATGAAGCATTTGACCCACTAAAGAATGAACCAGTTATTTTAGCGAATTGAACATCGTCAGTAGTTCCAACTCCAATTGAAGTTCGGAGTGTTGCTCCACTCTCTGCTACGGGATCTGTTGTACCGTCACCGACAATCATTTCACTGTCGGCCAATACAGCCATTGCGGTTACAGCACTTGTACCACTACCTAAGAGAACACCACCATCCGTTAGAGACGAAGCGCCTGTACCACCGTCTGTGACCGGAACGTCTGTTCCGCCAGCACGATAAATGATATTACCTTCAATATTTACATCACCAGAGGAGGCTCTGGTTATAGTTGTGTCAGAAGCATGTCCAAGTTCAATACCACCTGGCGTAGCCAAAACAAGACTTCCAGTAACACCCAAACTTCCGGTTACTTTAGAATCACTTAATGCTATTAGACCTTTACGAGCAATAAACTCATTAGCCATTTATATTCTCCACATAGTAGCTCATAATATAATTAGTTTTCAAAATTAGGAAACAATCTAAAGAAGGTTTGTATTGTCCAAGTATTAGGACCACTACCCGTACTCGTTATCCTTAAATGAGCACTTTCTTCATTTAAAATAAAATCAAACGATATATCAGACGTATCGCCAACATCAGCACTGGATGCATCGGTGAAATTAATTAAACTACTACCCGACCCTAACCAAGTAGCTAATAACATTCCTTGTCTTGCACTACCACTTCTAAATGCTCTATAATCAACATTTGCTCCAAGAAACGATGCGGTAGGTATAGGTGGTCCCAAAGTAGCAGTTGTACCAAGAATTCCATGAGCTGTAGAACCTGACAATACTACCGAACCCGATTCTATTGAAAGTCCCAATCCTGGCGCAAGTGCGGAGGGACTGGCGGCCAGCACCGACGCAGTTTCTGCTCTAAGCGCCGCAGAGGCAGTTCCTGCGGTGGTAAGAGCAAACGATGCCGTAGTTGAAAAACTTGCTGATGCAGCGAGATCTACAAATATACTAGGGTTTCTTGTTACCGTAGTTCTAGTATTAGCAACGGTTGCGGTACGATAACTATCGACCGCCTGAATTGATACCTTATACTCCGACTGTGGAGTTATGGTAACATTTATGTCAGGTAGGTCTAGAGCAATACCTTCTGGTAGAGTATGTGCCATTTATCTACCTCTGGGTAACAGATGGTCTTACAGTAAATTTTCCTTCAACTATTCTACGAACAACCGACTCACTTACCAATAAAATATCATAAACATAATCTTGTGAGGTCAACAGTGAAGAAGATGCTGGGGGCAAGGTAACATAAAACGATCCTGAATCAAATGGTGCTATCTTCTCAAAACTAAAATCTGCAGATATATCTTCCGCGGAATAGGTTTCACGAAGAGAACCAGTAAAAGAATAATTGGTTAAATTAATTGCGGTAGAATTTTGATCAGTAAGTGAAACTAAAATTTTAAAAGTTTCGCCCTGACCTACTGTTAAATTTGTACTTTGTGCCATAATTTCAAATCCAAATAAAGTGTCTTACTATAAGTATTTTTATATATGTATAAAATTAAACCTCCCCTACGTTTGGGGAGGTTTAATTTTAATACTTCTTATATTTCTCAAGAAATTTAGTAATTCAAAATACACAGATCTGGTTGAACAGTTACTTGTACTTGTGCTGGTTCATCACTATCAAAATTCAATTCACCAAAAGCAGCTGCTGTAATCATACATCCCTTAAGAATCCATTCTTCTACCTTATCTCCCACTGGTCCCAAGACATTAATTGTTAAGTCCTTCTTATAAAAATCAGCATACCCATCTCTACCCGTTACACTTTCATGGTGGAGTCGAACCCATTCCATTACTGATTGAGAAGAAGAGGGAACAATTGGATCAAACAACGTCATGTTAATTGCTCCCCAAGTTGAACGACCCTTAACAAACCGTTGAACATTAATGTGATTAAGAACCTTTGCGTCTTGTGATATGGTAGGTCTAGAAACACCCTTAATTACATAAGCTGGAAGACCGTCAGCATACAGAATAAATCTATTCTGCATTTTCGGCTCAAATGCCTTGAAGAACAGTTCTTGTTCATTAACTAGGTTTGCCATATTTTTGTCTCCAAAAGGTCTTTTATATAATTATCAGCTTATGTTAAAATATAACGATTAACCGCCAGGGAATGTAGCGCCCGTTGGCATGATGTTGAAATCAATGATAATGAATTCAGCTGCCCGTGCGGGTTGTAGATAAATTTGACCAACTAATTGGTTTCTATCAATCACATCCGGTGTATTGTTTGTCTCATCCATGACCACGCGGAAAGCATACAATCCCTGCCGCTCCTGAACACTGGCCAGATATGGATTAACAATGTTCAAAAAACGATTTCTTGTAGCTTCTGTATTTTGTTCAAACACTAAGTATCTTGACGATGAAGCAACAAACTTCTTCATCGCGATCAAAAGACGCCGGACATTAATCCGATCAAGAGCACTGGCTTTCTTTTGTAAAGTCTTCTGTCCCCAGGCAACAATACCTTGGCCGGGGAAAGTTGCAATTGGATTAACTCTATTCTCATAAAGTTCATCTCTATTTGCTCTGGTCAAACGACTCTTAGCCTGAGTTGCGCCTGGGATTCCGCCGCGGTTCAAACCAGCAGGTGCGAACCACTCAGCTGCTGCATTGTCATTATATGCAAATACTTCGGGAAGTACAACCGAAGGTGGTGCCCACATGAATTTATTGGTATTAGTGTTTATGACTTTAACCCAAGGATACCACCCAGCAGCATAATTTGTATCAATTGTTCCAGCCGTAGTATTAACGGTGGCAATGGTAGCCCCATAACTAGCTAAGTCTAAAATATAGAAGCAATCCTGCCTATCTTCACACACATCAATTGCGTATTGAGCAATATATGAATGTTGTTCATAGTTAACGCCAGGAATCGCCAGCAAATTAATATCAAATGATTCAGGATTCTTAATTGCGTCAATGGCTTTCTTATAAGCTACCGAACCGGAAGTTGCAGAATTAGATAAATCAAATCCTTGTGTATTAGCAGAAGTAATCGCGGCGCCCATCTTTCGAACTGTATGTGGTGCGTATCCATCAAATCCACCTTGCATTGGTACCGTAA